CTACGAATACCATACCACGACAACAATTGAAAGCCTAAGTGCCGATAATGTTGATTATACAATACAAGATAAAGAACTTGTAGAAGAAAGGCTAGAGTGGATAGAATACAAGCTAAAAGACCTATATTGGTTTGATGCCGAGTGCTTCCGTATATATTTTAGGGAATCCCACTCTTTGAATTCTATGTCAAAAGCAACTAAGATTTCAAGAGCAACTATTTACAAGGCAATTAGAAACGTTAAAAATTATTTAATAAATGAAAGATAAAGGAATAAAACAGCTATTAGAAATACAAGAAACCTATAACCAAAATGGTGATGTAGAACAAGTAAAAAATTCTATAAAAGAATTACCTAATGAAATGCAAGAACTATTTAATGAAATGATGAAAAATAAAAAGAATGAAAAGTAAAGGTTTAGGTGATTCCATAGAGCGTATTACTAAGGCTACAGGAATAGACAAGGTCGCTAAAAAATTATTAGGCGAAGATTGTGGGTGCGACAAAAGGAAGGAAGCTCTGAATAAATTATTTCCATATAGCAGACAGCTCACAGAAGATGAGATTAAAATATATGAAGAAGTAATGTCAAGAACAAAAGGAACAATAACAAGGGAAGATCAAGGCATTATGGTTAGGCTATACAATAAAGTATTTAAGGCTAACAAACAAACCTCAAGCTGTGGTAGTTGTGTTCAGACAACATTAAAAAAATTAAAATCAGTATATGATAATAGTTGTAAAATAGAAAAATGATAGCAATAGAAAAAAGAGCAAAACCAAATAAGAGTGCAACTAAGTCACAGATATTTAGATTCTGTTGTGATTGTGCCCAGATTACATTAATAAAAAAAAGGCAATGTACTATTTGTGATGGTAGGTTTTTAGTAGAAGGATCAAAGCCATTAAGTTTCTTTGAATGAAAAAGCACACTAAAGTATATATGACATTCTTTGATTATGGCGAAACCGATTTTGTGATGTGCGAATTCTGTCAACAGGATAGAGCAGTTGATATACACCATTTAGAAAGCAGAGGAATGGGGGGAAGTAAAGAAAAAGATTATATTGAAAACCTGGCAGCGTTGTGTCGTGACTGCCATAACAAATGTGAACACGATAAGATGGCAAATTTCTATTGTAAAATAAAACACCTAGAATTGGTATGCAATCAAATTTTCGCATTAATAGAATATGAAAAAAGATATGATAATAGAAAAAATAGAAATAAGTAAATTAAAACCTGCTAAATATAATCCTAGACAGATTACTAAGAAGCAGTATAATGACCTTAAAGAATCAATTAAAAAATTCGGATTGGTCGATCCTATAATAATAAATAAAAATGGCAACATAGTTATTGGTGGTCATCAGCGGTTAAAGATATGTAAAGAATTAAAGCATATTGATATTGAATGTGTAGTATTAGACCTTAACAAAGAACAAGAAAGAGAATTAAATATAAGACTTAATAAATCAGGTGGTGAGTGGGATATGGATATACTTGCAAATGAGTTTGATATTGATGATTTGGTTGACTGGGGATTTCGGCATATAGACTTGGGTTTAAATTTAGACAAAATAAATCCAGAAAAAGAGTGGGAAGGAATGCCTGAATTTGATAATAAAGATTTAACAGCTCACAGGCAGTTAATTATATCATTTAATAATGATGAAGATATTAAAGAGTTTGCAAAAATTATAGGTCAAAATATAACAGAAAAAACTAAAAGCCTTTGGTTTCCTAAAGTAGAAAATACAAAGCAATTTGATAAGCGTTATGAATCCTAAATACCCATTATATATAGTATCAAAAGGAAGGGCAGACAGTAGGCTTACCAGTAAAGCATTAGAATATATGAATGTGCCCTATTCTATTGTTATCGAAGAACAAGAATATGATGACTATGCAAAAGTAATTGATAAAAAAAAGATCTTAATACTTGATAAAAGTTACCAAGATAATTATGATACTTGTGATGATTTAGGAAACACCAAATCTAAAGGACCAGGTGCAGCTAGAAATTTTGTATGGGAACATTCTATTACTCAAGGTTATAAGAGACACTGGGTAATGGACGATAATATAGAAAGATTCTTACGAATGAATAACAATCTACAAATACCAGTAGCCTCAGGAGCGATATTTAAGGCAATGGAAGATTTTTGTGACAGATATACTAATATAACAATGGCAGGGCCAAATTATTATATGTTTGTTCCAAGAAAAGCAAAAGTACCACCTTTTGTTTGTAACACTAGGATATATAGTTGTAACTTAATTAAAAATGATGCCCCTTATAGATGGCGAGGAAGATATAATGAGGACACAATTTTAAGTTTAGATATGTTAAAAGACGGTTATTGTACTGTACAATTTAATGCATTTATGCAACTTAAAACAACAACACAAGTATTACGAGGTGGAAATAGTAAAGAGTTTTATGATAAAGAGGGGACATTACCTAAGTCACAAATGCAAGTAGATGTACACCCAGATGTTTCAAAAATAGTATGGAGATTTGGTAGAGTACATCATCATGTTGATTATTCTAAATTCAAAGCAAACAGATTAATTAAGAAAAAAGATATTAAAATACAAAAAGGAGTAAATGATTATGGAATGAAATTAAAACAGATTAAATAATACAAATGGCACATAATAAAAAAGAAAAGAAATGTTTTATTTGTGAAAAAATAGTTAAAAGAATGTTTATTACATATATGCCATATAATGACACTTTATGTAGTAATCATTGTTTGGTAAAATATAGAAAATATAGAAAATTATAAAATGAATAAAAAAGAGAAACTATTAAAAGCGTTAGAAGAAACGCAAGGACTAATATATCACGCTTGTAAAAAAGCAGGGAATATAAGCAGAAGCACATACTATAGATATATGCGAGAAGATAAAGAGTTTGCCAAAGCAGTGGAAGATATAAAAGAAGCACAGATTGATTATGTAGAGGGACAATTAATAAAGAATATATCTTCAGGCAAAGAAACAAGCATTATATTCTATCTAAAATCTAAAGCAAGGGATAGAGGATATGCAGAGAAGTTAGACATTACAAGCGGTGGTAAATCACTAACAGAATTAAAAATAGAAGTTATTGACACAGGCAACGATTAAAACTACAAATGTATTTCACAAGGCGTTTAAGTCAGAAACTAGAATAACGTGCTTACAAGGGGGTACACGTTCTTCAAAGACTTATTCGCTTTGTCAGTTGTTTATAGTTAAAGCATTAAGGGAAACAGGCAAAGTATTTACTATATGTAGAAAGACACTACCTGCCCTTAAAGGTACAGCATATCGTGACGTAATTAATTTACTAAAAGAGCTAGGTTTATATTCAGAAGAATATCACAACAAATCAGAATTATCTTACAGCCTGAATGGAAATTTATTAGAATTTATTAGCGTGGATCAACCACAGAAAATACGTGGTCGTAAGCGTAATTACTTATGGCTAAACGAAGCCAACGAGTTTACCTATGAAGATTACCAACAGCTTATATTAAGAACAACAGAAAAGGTCTATTTAGATTACAACCCATCAGACCCATATAGTTGGATATATGAGAAAGTATTAACCAGAGATGATTGCACATTTTTTAAATCAACATATAAGGCAAACCCGTTTCTGGATAAAGATACTATTGCTGAGATTGAAAGGTTAAAAGATTTAGACCCTGACTATTGGCAAGTTTATGGATTGGGTGAAATTGGTTCTATTCAGACAATGATCTTTAGGAAGTTTGAGCTTGTAGATGAAGTGCAAGGACGCTTAGTTGGTTATGGTTTAGATTTTGGTTTCACTAATTCTCCATCTGCTTTGGTTGCTGTATATCAGTCTGATGATAATTTATATATCAAAGAGATGCTATATGAAAAGAGATTAACCAATACTGATTTAGCTAATAAACTAAAAGAATTTAAAATAGATAGGCAGTCCGAAATAGTCGGAGATTCAGCAGAGCCTAAAACGATTGAAGAAATATATAGACAAGGCTTCAATATAAAACCTGCTAAGAAAGGTGCAGGAATACATTTAGGAATAGATATAATGCGAAGGTATAAATTGCATATTACTAAAGATAGTTTAAATGCTATCAAAGAATTCAGAAGCTATAAATGGGCAACAGACAAGAATGGTGATGTATTAAATACACCCGTAAAACTCAATGACCATTTAATAGATGCAACACGTTATCTGTGCTTAAATAAACTTAGTGTTAACCATAGTGGCAAATACTATATACTGTAGAAAAACGAATTATTAATTTTTATATTTATAAGTAATGAAAGAGGTTAAATTAACAATACCTGATAATTGGTCTGACATAACAATAGGCACTTATCAAGAATACATTAAAATACAGGAAGGCAAAGGAAGTGATAAAAACAAGATTGTAAAGAGCTTATCTCTATTGTGTGGTACTACCCCCTTTGTAGTAAAGAAAATGGCTTACAAGGACTTACTGGACATAATGGGGATAATTAAACAGATGATTGATACTGAGCCTGACAAGGAAAAGTTTAGAAAGGTATTTACATTTAAAAAAGAAGAATATGGATTCTGTCCTAACCTTAGTAATATTACGACAGGAGAATATATTGATTTAGAAAACTATTGTAAAGATCCTATTGAGAATCTACATACTATTATGTCAATTCTTTATAGGAGAGTAAATTTTAAAAGAAACGAAAGATATGCCATAGAAGATTATAACCCTGACGAGTTCAAAGAGGAATTGTTTAAAGATTGTCCAATGGATATAGCATTAAGTTCGTTAGGTTTTTTTTTGACTTTAGGCACAGAATTAGCAAGGATTTCGCACAACTATTTGCAACAACAGGAAATGAAACTACAAAAGGGGTGACAATGAGTTCTAAGTGGGGGTGGTATAATACCCTATATATGCTTTGTGGTGATAATATATTGAACATAAATAAAATAACAAAATTACCAATCTTAGAGGTGTTGACCTATTTGTCATATACTCAAGATTATAATAATAAACAAAAAAGCAACTATGATAACTTTTAGAAATGTAGTAGGGTTTTTAGAAACAATAGCCGATAAGCACTATGAGATCAATAGCTTTCATTCTGGCTTTCTTGATGAGGTAGATATAAATAAATTAGGTGCAGAAGATTATATCATACTCTATGCCGAGCCTGGATCAGCAACAGTAGATAAGGGAATGATGACTTACAGCTTTACAATATATGTATTGGATATGATTAATGATGCAATAGGCGATCCCCCTAACAATGAACGATTAGGCAGGGTAGATACATTAAGTGAAAACCTACAAATCATGCAAGATGTTATTAATGAGTTCCACCAAAATCTACACCCTGATTTGAGTTGGGTAGATAGTGAGGTAGTATTAGAGTTGCCTATATCAGCAGAGCCATTTTCAGCTAGATTTGATAATACCCTTACAGGCTGGTCAGCTACATTAAGCATTCAAGTTAATAATAAGAATAATCTTTGTATTTCACCAATAGACCCTAATGATTAATGAAGTTTAATAAGACAGTACAGGTAATGCAAAAGCTAGGGTCAATAGTAGTTGATGGTGCAAAGAAGAACCTTAAAAAAAAACAGACTAAATCAAACACCCTTTACAATGGTATAGATTATGTTGTAAAATCAGACAAAGATAGCGTTGAAGTTGTTTGGGGTTTTGGTAGAGCTGCTGACTATTGGGATTTTGTGGATCAGGGCGTTAAGGGTTCGGGTGGGTATAGCCCAAGAGATAAAAGAACAAAAGAGCAGAAAGCACAAGGACTTAGAAAAACTGGATCAGGTTTAATGCGTGGTGCAAAAAGTGGTTTTAGCTTTAAGGGAAAAAATATAGCTAGAGGTGTAGTGTTGGGGTGGATAAAAAACAAGCCATTAAAACTTAGGAATACACAAGGGCAATTTATAGAAAAAAGTGAATCCAACATGAAAAGTGCAGCATTTGTGATAGGTAGAGCAATAGCACAGAGAGGTTTAACAAGAACATTATTTTTCACTAACCCCTATAATACTGCGGTAGATAAATATGAAGATAAAATTACCCAAGCCTTTGCTGATGACTTAGAAATAGAAATAGAAAAACAATTTAAAGATTAAAACATGGCAATAGGAAGTATAACCTTTAAACAAGAACCTGTGGCAACATCAGACCAAGTGCCTGTTATAACTAATTGGACACCAGTTGTACCATATACTGTTCACCAAGACGATATATCTGGATTGTTTTATTTTAAACTCATTTTAGCAGTATATACAGGAAGTGCAGCTGTGACAGCAAACTTAATAGCTAAAATAAAACAAAGAAGAAATGGTTATGCTGCTGATATTACAGCTGATGAAGCAAGGGCAGTATTTGATTTAAGAGCTATCATTAATTCAAGCCTAGATGATACTACCGCTGATTTAAATGTTGCTGCTGATGGCATATATACTACGTCAATACATACACTAGGTGATAATTTAATATCACACCCATTCAGTCAAAACAATAATCAAATAGCATTTTTTTATGTAAAAGCCTTTCAAGAATACTCTACAGATGCTGCATCATCACCATCAGAATTTACAACACCCACAGTAAATGATACTAGGCTATACATGAGAGCATCACTACCCTTAAATACAGGAAGGGGAACAAGTGACTTTCAGACATATAGATTCAATAAATACCAAATGGACGGAAGTGCTAGTCATGGTTTGTTTTTAAGTGATGTACAATTAAGTGCAGGGGCAATAAAATCAGGAACATCATACAGAAACTATGTTCAAGATACTGACTACCATACACTAGGGTTTTTAAATGGAAAAGCTACAGACCCTGCAGCAACACAGGAGCTTGATAGTAACATTAGGTATATTAAGGTATCTTATTATGACTCAGATAATGCTCAAATACTTAGCACTCAAACCTTATCTCAGAGAGCAAACAATGGGGGTTGTATGCCTTTAGAATCTGATGGAGAATTAGCTTCACAGGGTGATCCTGGAAGATTAATTTATCTTGGCTGCGGTCCTGCTAACCTTGAAGCACAAAATGAGGAAACATTGGCAAGACCTTCTAATTTTAGTGGTTGGGCATATTATAAGATAGTAGGGACTGACGTTGGTGGTGGTGTTATGTCACAATCATATTATTTCTTTAAACAAGATGGAAGTTGTAAAGGGTTTAAAGTAAGAAGGTTAGCATGGATAAATAGTTTGGGTTGTTGGGATTACTTTAATTTTAAAATGAAGTCAAGCCAGACATTAAATGTAGAGAAAAATGAGTATGAAACTATGCTAGGTGAATTTAGTGGTGCAATGTATCAGTATAATAATTTTGGTAGAGGAAAAAATACTAGAAGCACATCAGCAACCTTAGAAGAAACTTTAAATACAGATTGGATTACTGAACAAGATGCAGAGCTATTAGAGAACCTTATAATGTCTAGGAATGTGCAAATAATAGAAAATGCAGATACTACATATACTGTGCCTGTAATGGTAAAAGATAAAAGCATAGTAAGAAAGACAAGTGCTAATGATGGTGTCAAAATACAATATACTATTAAAATAGAATATGCAAACCCTATAAACACAAACTCATAATGTCAAAAGTTAGATTAGTAGCATATAGAAAAGATATACCTGCATCAACAGAAGATAGTGCCTATGAATTTGATTTATTAAAAGAACCAAACATTAGCCTTAACTATCAATTTTCAGACATCAAAGAACCTGAAAAGCGAAAGGGTAGTTATAGCCAAACATTTAAATTACCATTCACAGAAAAAAATAATAAATTCTTTGAGAATTGGTATAATGTAAATTTAAATACCCTAGTCTTTAGTTCAAGAAAAGAATACCCCTGTACAATTTATGTAGGAACTGTACCACAATTTGATGGTATATTACAGCTAAGGGGTGTTTATCAAAAAGCAGAATACTATGATGTATGTGCGTTTTCTAATACAGCTAGTTTGTTTACAGTTATAGGTGAAGAAACATTAAGGGAAGCATTTTTAAATGCTGAGGGTACAGCTTGGAGTGCTGCATTAAACCATACACTTGAATACACAAATTCTACAAACAATACCCTCTATAATTCTTGGAAGGGAGATACTACTGCTTTTCAAAATGTTGCAGGGGAGTCATTAAGGGATAGTGTTGCAGGTGTTCAAAAGGTAATGTACAATATGTCGGTTACTGACCCTAATACATGGAGGTATGCAATTAATGAAATTTCTACTGGTTACAATTATTATTTAAATCGTACTCAGGCAGACATTGATGCAAATACAGAATATAATTATAAAATTACTAGGATAGAGCAATTTAGACCTGCCATGCAAATAAAGGAAATGCTAAAAATGATAATTGCTAAGGCAGGGTATTCTTATACCTCTACCTTTATAGATAGTGAGTATTTTGGTAGAATCTTTATGACAACTGGTGGGCATTTAGAAAATGTGCCAACACCTGTGATGGGTACTGTTGAGGTAGATCAAGGGCGATGTGTTGTGGGTTGTGACCAAGATACAGCTTGGGGGTTGTTGGGAACAGCAGCGAGTCCTGTATCGGGAGCTGACTATGCAGACATCTGTGAAAACCCTGACCCTATGTGGGAAACCATACCTATTAATACAGTTATTGATGATGATGAGGAAATCTATAATACTACATACAACTATTTTACTAAGAAATTTAGTATGATGCAACAGTTTGTGCTTTACCATGTTATAATTTCTGACAATGTTACGTCATGTACCGGAAACACCACAAGCTATGGTGATCCATTTTTCCTTTATATTGACCTTATTCAAGTAGATGATGTTGGGGTAGAAATCGGCAGTTGGGGGGTTGTAGAAATATCTGCGCTCAGCGGTGACAGCTCGGCTCTTCCAGCTCAGGTGAATAATACTGTTGCTATTCCAGATAACTTAATACCTGTGGGGGGAAGATTTAAAATTAAGGTAGGTAGAGGGGGTTGGAAACCAGAGAATACCACTCCTGGTGATGATGATACATATTTTATACTTGGTGCTAACGAATGGACAGGAAATGATTGCAAAGCAGATTGTGACAGATGTGTGAATCCTGGTTCTACTGCGTGGCAAGATTATTGTTTAAGTACAGGCATTAAGTTTAGTTGGGCTCCAGGAACACAAAACACATTTGGAAATGAAGTAAATGTACCCGCTTGTATAGACCCTGCATTAAAGCAAAAGGACTTTTTAAAAGATTTAATAGAAAGATTTAATTTGGTGGTTTTATCAAACCCAAATGATCCTTCTAATATAATTATTGAAACTTATGATACTTATTTAGCTAATGGTGAACATAAGTATTGGACAGATAAATTAGACCTATCTAAGGAAATTATTGTTAAAGACACAAGTTCTTTACAGAAAGAATCTATACACTTTACAGACAAGGCAGATGTTGATGTTCTTAATAAAGAAATTAGTGAAAGACACCAATGGCAAAATGTATATGGGCATGAAGAAGTTAATGAAGTAAATAATAAATGGGCAAAAGGTGAAATGAAAAATACGCCTTTCTTTGCCCCCTATATTAATGGCTATACACCCACAGGTTCTACAGGTAATTATGTAATAGGCGGTATGAACACAGTTCTATGGAATATACCAATCCATTATGAAACAACCTATAGTGGTGATTATAGTGAATTGGAACGCACCTCAGGTCAAACACAACCTAAATTATTTTATTATTGCGGCTTACCTGTTAATATACTTGACCAGGACAGCAATTTACAAACTATCAATCTTCATAGCACCAACATTAATGGGGGTTATGTTACAGCTAGAGAATTTACTACCTACCCTGTTTGTACACCCTATGAAATAACGCCTAGTGTATCAACTCATACATATACCCTGAATAATACACAAAGGTCTTTATATTGGAACTCTGCTGAACCATTATTCCCTGACCTTCATTGCTTTAATTATAGTGGTGACGCTAATTGGTGGTTACAGTCTTTGTATGCTAAATATTGGAAGCGTTACCTAGAGGGATTATATGATCCTGAATCTAGAATGATGGAAGCATATTTTAATTTGTCTGAGGTAGATATTTTCAATTTTTCTTTCAATGATGAGGTATTTATAAAAGACTCTTATTGGCGTATATTTAAAATACAGAATTACCAAGTAGGAGTTAAAGCGTCTACAAAACTTACCCTCATTAAAATTGTAGATAGTTTGGCAGATGGT